GATCTGTAGAAGTGTTTCTGAAACTCATAGGCTGCATCAAAGGAGACAAACGGGATCTCTTCATCAAACATAACTTTACTTGGGTTTCTTTCTTGGGGATCTTCTACTCTACAGTTTAACCAGTAATTACCATCTTCATCTTCATAGGGACCATCAAGAACACGATGGACTTTAATCAGGATTGTTTTAACCATTCGTCGGGTATCCTTTTATCTGCGTATAAGAAGCCATATTTACTACACCAATCTCCATATGTACTCTTTGCGCCTTTATATAGTCTAGCTCTGGAGTTAGAGAAAACAAACCTTATGTCTAGGAAAGGATGTTGTCGTTTAATAATTATGTGCTTCTTCCTATCTGCTGCTACAAACCTGCCCTTGGATTCTATGATGATACCGTTAGGTAATTTAAAGTCAGGAGTGTAAGTCTTGTTCTCAATAAGCTGCCACTGAACTTTTAGCTTCTCATATTCAAACTTTACACCTCGATCATTAAGATCTTTAGCTATGTCATCTTCTAAACCAGATCTGTAGCCATTCTTTATTGCGTGTCTTCTACGTTCACTGGTGGTTCCCATAGCTCACCCTCCTTACGTCTTAACCAAAGTAACCTTGCACATTCTATGGCGTGATCTATATCCCCTTTGTAAGCTTCAAGGGCTGCTTTCCAGAAGTCTTCCTCTGTCTTACAGTCCTTGTAGATCTGAACGGCTTTCTTAGGGCCAATTCCAGGAGCGCCACCTATGTTATCTATTTTATCGCCTGTCAGCAGTTGGGTATAAAAAGCTCGCATAGCCTCTTCCTTACTGACTTTTGTAAAGGTCTCTTTAGTTAGGTTGTAATGATGACAAGGTATCTGCATAAAGTCCTTATCTGTGGAAGCTATGGTAGTGCTAGGACCAAGCTTAGTTGCTTCTATAGCTATAAGATCATCTGCTTCTTCCCCTTCGCTAGTGATAGCATTGTAGTTCACAGTTAAGTAATCCCTGATGAGAGGTAGGTATCTGGGCTTTACGGCTGCTACTCTATTGCCCTTATAGACCTTCTTAGTAGCTATAGAGTACCTGAAGTTACCTTTGCCTGTAAGGTAGACGGTGTACTCATCGGGAAGACTGAACAATGTAGTTTTATCCAGTATATCTCCCATAAGCTCATCTACCTTACTCTTGGCATCTTCAGGAAAGTCTTTATCGGTAACGTGAGCCGCACGATAGGCTACAATGTCACCATCTATTAAAACCTTCCCATCTATCATCAGAAGCTCCCAAAGACCATCTTACCATCGTCTTTCTCAAAGGCTACATCTGTAACATAACAAAACCCAGCTGCCTTAGTTGCGTCAGTGTATGCATTAGATAAAGCCCAGAGATCATCTATGTTGTGACGTTCAATAACATTCTTACCCTCAAACCCATCGTCTTCACTGTCGCTCTCAAAGATGATTGTTACCTTCATTTGATTACCCCACCATAAACATTTTATCGTCTTCAGTTGGCTCTCCTGAAGTGTAGGGTACATGCTCAGTGATACCTACGTTAAGAAGACGTACACCAGCACCATTAGAGTAAGTCTCAAATTGAACCTTGGCTTTAGTTCCGTTACCTAGAGGTCCATCCTCTTCAAAGTTCCACAGTGTCTTCTTATCCATACCATTTGTAAGATTGACAATGTTTGGTGCGCCACCATAGTCTTTCTCAAAGGGCTTACCGTAGCGGTCAGTAAATTTCTTAACATCTTTAACCATACGCTTGAGCTTCATGTATTTACCAATACCATACTGAGCATCTCCGTCGATAATACGGGGACTATTCATTGGCTCTGGATCTAAACCTTCTTCTAAGAGTTGACTGATTTGATCTGGGTCTGTGAAGTATGCCTGTACGATATATTGACCACCTTTATCAGCGATACTCTTAGCCACACGATTACCTTTAGGGTCTCCGTAGTCAGCGTTCTCAGGGAATACTTTAGCGTACTGTAGTACCATATCCATTGTGTATTTAGCCATGTGTCGAGTTCCTTTTCGTTAGGGCTGTATTATATATTAGGCACCTAAAAGAATAAAATATAAGCACCTCTGGGTATTTTTTTACACTTTAGTGTATCTCTGCATAAGTGTTGCCAAATTGCACATCTGTACCTAATGGTACGTTCAAACTTAGCTCTTTATTAAGCTGAGATACTGCCTTTTCCATCTTATCTTTTACATCTGCTTCTGCTCCTTCTTCTACCAAGGCAATAACTTCATCGTGAAATTGGCCAATGGTTTTAATGCCCTGTTTCCTACATGCAGCAACCCAACTATCAAAGCAATATACTCCTGTGCTTTGGTTAAGTGTACTGAATCTATCTTTCTCATTGCGTAAACTGTACCAGAATTTAGAGACTGGATTAAATAACCAATATCCATCCAGGCACTCTTTAACCTTAGCTACCTCTGCGACCCTCTGTACTGACCAATTACGTGACCAAAAGGCATCTATTAGTGCCTTAGCTTCTCTTAAGCTCATACCCGTCTCACGGGCTAGTTTAGAGGCTCCTACGCCATATGTAGCACTGTAGTTCACCACCTTGTAGTTCTTGCGTAGTGACTTCAAGCTACGTTCCCCTGAGTTATGCTTGTCGATGTCATCTTGTGTGATAACACCAGCATGTTTAGCTAAGTCTAAGTGTGGATCAAAGCCCTCTTTACTCATCTCAGCTACATAATCAGGATCTAATGGTTTCATGTAGTGACGCTTGGTTGTGTCCTCTAAGCTAGTCATGTCAGCCCCACATAAGGTGTAGCCATCAGGTGCAGTCAGACATCCACGTATCTCAGCACCATAGGGCTTTTCCACTGAAGGGAGGTTGACTAACGGTCTTGCATGACGGAAGCGCATTGTGTTGGTAAATCCTGCGATAGTTGCTTGCACGTATCCATCACGCTCTGAATCAACCATGCCTTTAAGAACAGAAATACGATGGCTGAGAACAGAAAGCCCATCAAGAAGGTGTATAGCTTTGTCTTTAGGGGCCAGTCGTAAGACTGAGGGGCATAATTCTGCATCACGCCTGATCTGCGGAATACTTCTTTCATTCTTACCATCCTTATCCTTAACATACTTATGAGTAGCTGGTTCCCAACCTAAGCTATACAACCAAGACTTAACTTGATCAGGAGAATTAGGGTTAGCTCTCTCGACCCTATGCAGCACTTGCATCTTTGTTGTAGTCACTGGAACTTTATACTGTCTGCAAAGAGTCACCCAGTTCTCACCAGCTACAGACAACTCCCCATTCTTCTTCTCCATCTGTGAGGGTTTGCTTGCCATCTTATATTTCTTAACCTCTGGCATAGCATTAGCTAACTGTTCGATCTTCTCAGCCTTCAGTGTCTCCCATACCTCTAGGTGTGTACGAGCTTTAGTTACATCTAATTTCCACTGTAGGGCTTCTTGCTCTGCTGCACACTCCATCTTGAAGGTTAGGTAGTCTATAAGGCGGTTTTTATCCTCTTTGTTGTCGTACAGCTTGTTAAGCTTCTTGTCTAAAGCTACCCATAACTTAGAGTTGATCTTAACGTCCTCCTCACAACGGTGAGCGTATTGTTGAGGTGTCAGACTTTGCCAATCAGTAATCTTAGGTTTAGGTATTCCGTAGTCTTCTCCGTAGCCTTCTAAGCCATGCTTACCACGTTCATGATCTACATACCAAGCTACAGCTAAGGTATCTATGAGACGAGCCTTAACTTTTATATCTAGCACTTTTTCTACTGCGGGGATGTCAAACCTAACAATGCTGTGTCCTACGAGTGTATCAACTTTAAATACCTCACGCATCTCATCGTAGTCATGTGTTGAGTTTACTGTCTTACCTAAGTCATCTGACCAAGATACTACGTGGATCTTTGTGCTATTGAAGCCATCTGTTTCTATATCAAATATTCTCATTATATTCCTCTCATTAATTCTGGTGTCTCAAGCATCATATCTAGCTGCGGATGATCTAACTCCTCAAACTCTATGTCACAGAAGTTACCACAGTCAGGCATGACTATTTTTTGTTTGTGTCCCTTTTGAGGGTCAAGCTCATCTAAAAAAACCCCTCTTAAACAGGAGTTGCCTACCTCCCTTTCAACCTTTGCCATCCTATCGAAATGTTCGGGAAAGTCCACTCTGATCTTATTCCAGTATCCTGCACCGCCTTTAACACAACCAATGCAGTTATTATTTTTGTAACCTAGTGTGTACATAGTTGGAACTTCTATATTAGCCTCCTGTAAGAAGTACAGACACTCAGGTTTAGTCATCCTCTTTTCTATCAGGGGAAAGAAAGGTTTAGCATCTGGATACTGTTCCTTGAAGCGTATGGCTCTGTTGACTTCTTTCTTACTGTACTCAAAGCCAAAGATCTGACCCCTGTAATCAAGTTCCTTCTCTAGTCTCTGGCGAACACGTTTCTTTAGGACAAGAGTACACCTAGCCCCAGCTGGACCATTAACATACTTATCTTTACTTATTACATCAAACTGATCCTTGTACTTCTCTGGCGCACGTTCAGTGATTATCTCACAACCATACCACTCTTCACACTGCTCTTTAAACCTAGCGTTGTCACTATGTGCAGAGTCAATGCCAAAATATATAGGCTTAACCTCATCACCAAACTCTTGGATAGCAAGCTTAGTTGCGACTGCACTTGTAACACCTGCACTCCACCAAGATATTATCATTAAAGTACCTCTCTTAACATAAACGTATCAGTGCTGAATCTCAGCTTACCGGCCTTGCCTTCGATGGAACAGGGTCGGTTTTTTTGTACCGTAATTGTTGTAGTGTTTCTTTCCTCTAGTGTGTCAGCTTCCTTGTCCCGCTCTAAGTCTAAGACTACAGAAGCCCTCTGACCAATCATCTTGCAATACTTAGGATCTCCATATTCATTGGTGTGAGCAATAGTTACAATACCCACGTTAAGATCTGCTGCAAGCTTAGATAATCTAACTGATAGGTCAGCAAGTTGTTGTTCCTTAC